ATTTTCATTATAAGAAATTTTTGGAATAATGTAACCCCCGAAATGTTGAGCTAATGTTCCATTTGATGTTATACTAATTAAACTTCCATCAGCTATACTCTCTTTATTATTTAAATGGTGTCTGGCATTTGAAAGAAAAACATATGGTTTATTACTTCTACTACCAATTCGTAAACTATTTCCATGCCTACCTTCCAACATCATATCACCTATTGTTTCATTTACAACTTGACCATAATCCAATTCATCTTTTCTTTCTTTAATTAATCTTTTATAGTTAAAATTTTTATTGAAAGCTAAGCTTTCACCTTTTTTACCTCTTATTGAAATTCTGTCATTAGAATTATTTTTAAATATTTTTTCTGGTTTATAAGATGGGTCGTTATTCCAAGTTGGATTATTATTTTGTGTATTTAAAGGTCCTAAATAATAATTTGTTTGACCAATTGTGCATAATAAAACAGGATCTCCTTTAGTTGGTACATCTTGTATTCCTCTAAGTAATGGGAAATATCTAAAATTCTCACCAGCAGTTTGTTTTGATTTTATAACTTTATCGGTGTGATGTGGTATAGCTATTATAGTGTTTACAGTATTGTCTCCAGCATATCTTAAATTTTTTTCTGAATGAACTACTTCAACTACATATCCTGGTACAAATTGTAAATAAAAAGGTATTTGATATTGTTTACCAGCAAATCCTTTTATAGTTTTAGTATCGTGTGTTGCAAATACCGAACCCATTTAACTCTCCGAAAATCCTTTTGAAATTGTTTTATCTTTTATAGTTTCAAGTCTTTGACTTTCTTTTTCTAAATCAGCCACAGTATCTTGAAGTGTTCCCATTAATTCTTCTTTTTCCTCATCACTCAATAACATTGATTCATCAGATTCACCAGCTGATTTGGAAATAATTCTTTGTAATACACCAGCGAGTTTAACAAGATGTTCATCGTTACGAACAGCAGTATCCATATACTCTTTTATAATTGGAGCTACCAAAACCACATCATCTATGGTTGTTATAAATCCGTGAATTTCCGATATTAACAAATCTATTTGAGTTTTACGCTTTGTAGTATTCTCATAAATATCTTTTGTTAAGTCTTGAAAGGTTTTACCCTCGAATATTTCATTTTTATCTGACATACAATCTCCTGTGAATGTACTTATTCATATATAAATATTAAATTTGTAAGAAATTGTTTGAAATAAAAAACCCTCATTTAAGAGGGTTTAATATTTTAAAAGAATGAACCTGAAAAATTATGTATTATTGAACCTTGTTTATGGTAAGTATTTAGTAATTTTTTATAATGTTTTTTTAATACATTAACTACTGATGTAATGTGTGCGGTTTCCACATCCGTCATTTCTCTTATCAATATATAGAGAGCTTTTTTATTAAAATTTTCTATTTCTTCTCGTTGCTTCATCAAATCAACAATAGCATATCCTATTTTTAAATCTCTCTCTTTTTTAAAAATTGTGTTTAAATTATTATCAAAATATTCAATCATTTCATTTGTTAATGTCACATAATCAGAATCAACATTAGTGTCAATATTTTTTCTTTTTTCAAGAACATCCATACCATCGTGGGTTTTATATTTTTTATAATTATTATTATTATGAAGAATTAAATAATTTTTAGCTACAACTGAAAAGTAACTAAATGCTTTCGAACCTTTTGTGTGGTCATATTTATGAATGTTCATAACCATAAATGCAACAACTTCGTGTTTAACATCTTGAAATGGGTCATCAAAATATGTAAACTTAAATGTATTAATTATATTTTCAGCTAACTTATCAAATGCCGCATGTATTCGTGTTTGATAAATATTGTTTCTTTCACCATCCTTTTCAGAAGCATTATATTCAATAATTGCATTTTGAACCTCTTGTCCAAAATAAACTTTTCGTTTTTTCTTTTTAACTATTTTTTTTATTTCTTCTTCTACATTATTAGTTTTCTTTTTTGGCATTTGTTGTCTCCTCTTCAAATATTCCATCAAGGGATAATTGAATTTGTTTTAATTGTTCAAAGAAAAAACCAGTTTCATCGTCTGATTCATAATGTCCTTTAGAATCTACAAGTTTCATTTTTTCAGTTGAGAATTTTATTACTTGTTGTATTTCTAAAATCAATTCTTCATATTGTGTTATTCTTCGTAAAGAGTAATATACCAATAAAGATGTAAATATACTAATCAAGAAAAATAATATTGATAAAAATATCCACATAATAATCTCCTAAGCGAACAACTCATCAAACTTTTGTTTGAGATTGTCAACTTGTTTTTGTTCATCTTTTGTTTTTGGAACTTTTGTATTAGTTGATTGTTCCACATTATCACCACTCTTCCATTCATCAAATTCAATATGTGTGGCCATCATATCAGCTTGATGTAATATATAAGCCATATTGGAACGAAGACTGTAATCTGGATTATATTGTTTCAGATAAGATTCATTTGCATTATCATACAAACCATCTGTTAATTTAATTCCAATGTATTCTTTGTCCGTAACCTTAACACCATAATGTTGAAGTAACCACAATCCTCTATCAGGTACTTTCATATACTGAAGTGATGGATTGTGTTTATAAATCTCACCACGATTCTTTCTGTGCCAATCTGAATCTTGTGGAACATAATAGTCGTGTTCCAAATCGCCAACCTTACCTAAGTCGTGGTGCATAGCTGCAAAGACCAACTCCTCATCTGTGAAGTTAATCATAGCTCCATTCTTCTCCCACAATTGTTTTATCTCAAGTGAGAAACTTATAATGTGAAGAATGTGTTCAACATATCCACCTGGCATCGCATTGTGGAAAGCTGCTTTAGCACTTGCTGGTGCAAACATCATTCTATCTTTGAAGTCATCATACATCTTCAGAAGATTCTCTCTTCTATCTTCACCAACATACTTATTGATGATAGTGATTAATGATTCCCAATTTGTTTGTATTTGTTCTGCTGTTAATTTTTTCATTATTTATTTTCCTCTATAAAATTATTTACTAC